GAATGCACACACCTGTTGTTCATTGACTCGGACATCAACTTTAATCCACAAGATGTTGTGGCTATGTTGGCATTAGACAAAGACGTTATTGGTGGTCCTTATCCTAAGAAAGCAATCAAATGGCGTTCAGCTGTTACAGCACTCAAAAAGAATCCAAATATTAATCCACAAGATTTAGAAAAAGTTGTTGGAGATTTCGTATTTAATCCAGTTAAAGGAACTGCACAATTCAATGTATCTGATCCATTAGATGTGTTAGAGATTGGCACAGGTTTCATGATGGTTAAACGAGAAGTATTTGCTAAAATGGAAAAAGCATATCCAGAAATTCGATATAAACCAGACCATGTTGGTCAAGCACACTTTGACGGATCTCGTTATATTCATGCTTTCTTTGATACTGTTATCGATACTAAAGACAGTATTACAGGTGGCGGTTCAGACAGATATCTTTCAGAAGATTATATGTTCTGCCAAATGTGGCGTAAAATTGGTGGACAAATCTTCTTATGTCCATGGATGAGAACTGCACACATTGGTACTTATCACTTCCATGGTGATATGCCTGCTGTTGCTAATTTTGTTGGAGAAATGTAATGTCTAATATTGATAAAATTAGAGATTTATTATCTAAAATGGAATACAGACCAATTGAAGCTAACACCTCCAATATTCAACAAATTCAATCATTATACCAAAAACGTAAATGATTATCGGGTTTGTAGGCTTCATGGGGTCAGGTAAAGGGACTGCCGGTGATATTCTAAAAGAATTTGGCTTTCAACAAGAGAGCTTTGCTAATGGTGTTAAAGATGTCGCCTCCGTCATGTTTAATTGGCCTAGGCATCTTTTAGAAGGTGATACAGGCGAATCACGCCTGTTTAGAGAAACGCCAGATAAATTCTGGTCTGATAAGATGGGCAGAGATTTTACCCCCCGTGAAGCACTACAAAAAGTTGGTACTGAAGCTGGTCGTGATACATTCCATAAAGATTTTTGGGTATTGTCATTAGAGAATAGAATTAGGTTTGCTACAGATTATGTTATTACTGATGTTCGTTTTCCAAATGAAATAGATTGGATACATAAAAAAGGTGGTATTGTAATCGAACTCAAAAGAGGACAAAATCCTATTTGGTATGATGATATGGCTAATCCAGAATCAGATATGGAATTCAAACGAGCACTAATGAATAATTTTGGTGTTCATGAATCAGAATGGGCATGGGTAGGAAGTAATACTGATGCAACAATATGCAACAACGGAACAAAGGAAGACTTACGAGTTAATATAAAGAAAGTATTGACAAATAGGTTAGAAAGTATTATAATGAATAAATTACATCATGGAGAAAATTATGAAGTTATCTAACGAAACACTAAGCGTATTGAAGAATTTCTCTTCAATCAATCAAGGCATTCAATTTAAGAAAGGCACAAAACTAACAACAGTTTCAGCAAGTAAGACTGTGTTAGCTACAGCAAATCTTAAAGATGATTTCCCACAAGATTTTTGTATTTACGATTTGAATCAATTCTTATCAGTCCATTCTTTATTTAAAGATTCAGCTGAACTAGATTTTGACTCAACAAATATCGTATTCAAAAGCGGTAAACGTAAAACAAGTTATCGTATGACCGCTAAAGAGATGATTGTAACACCACCAGAAAAAGAATTAACTCTTCCATCTGTTGATTGTTCATTCACATTATCATCCGAAGATTTAGATTGGGCTTTAAAAACAGCATCTGTTTTATCATCACCTCATATCGGAATTAAATCTGACGGAGATAAAATCGAAGTAATTACTTTTGATGCCGCAGACAACTCAGCACACACAAACGCAATTGAAGTCGGCACAGGTAACGGTAAACAATACAATATTGTATTTAAAACCGAAAACATTAAACTAATACCAGGAAGTTATGATGTTCAAATTTCTTTCAAAGGTATTGGTCATTTTAAAAACACCAAAGATGATATTCAATATTGGATAGCATTTGAGGCAAAAGAATCTAAATTAGGAGCATAATATGTTATTATCATTCACAGAAGTCGATACAGGAAAACCGATTGCGATTAATCCTGAACACGTTGCTTTAGTATTTACAGCAACACCTGAAGATAAAGAAGAACGCACACTTATCAATATGTTAAATGGTAATGTTGCTGTTGCTGAAGCTTATCTTGATGTTGTTGGTGCAATTCAAGGTGCTAAATAATGCCAACAATTCAAACTTTATTTGGCACATTTAATGATGAGCAATTAAAAGCTCTTAAAGGTGCCGTTGATGAAATGGTTCTTGTAATGCACAAGACTGACACACTCAAAGGTGATATGAAAGATATTATTGACTCTACTCATGACCTCTTAAAAATTCCTAAAAAGATTATTAAGAAAATGGCTCGTGTTCAATATAAACAATCATTTCAAACCGAAGTTGCTGAATCAAAAGAGTTTGAAGCTTTGTTTGAAGGCATGACAGAAGTAAAATAATGACTCCGTTAATAATAGATGATTTTATTCCTGAAGTTTATCAGGATTCAATTTTATACTTATTAACGGGTCCAGAATTTGGTTGGACATTTAATGATGAATCTGCTGGATACGGAGACATGGATGTTGAAAAATACTTTCATGTTGATGTTCCAACAAAAAATCATATCCAATTTAGACACACATTCGTAAAAGAAAATGAATTACAAAGTGATTTTCTAAAATATATTGGTGTATTAGTTGCTTGCTTTGAAAATACAATGGAAGCAAAAGTTAAATATACAAAGAGAATCAAATCTAATTTACTTGTATCATCTTCAGGTCCAACATTACAACCGCCACACGTTGATGGTTTAAACATGAAAAATGGAGTAATAGATGCCATTGGTAAATATTCACTATTGTATTATGTAAATGATTCTGATGGTGATACTATATTATATGATAAATACTTTTTAGGTGAACCTGTTGGACTTTTAAAAGTAAGCCAAACAATTTCTCCTAAAAAAGGACGAGCAGTTATATTTGATTCTAATCAGATACATTCTGCTAGTTGTCCTAAAATTAATGATTCTCGTATTGTCATTAATTGCATTTTTGAGATTTAACTATATCATGGGAGTTTTAAATGGAACAATTATTGTGGGTAGAGAAGTATCGTCCAAATAAAGTAGAAGACTGTATTTTACCAGAGTCTATCAAAACTACTTTTCAAGAGTATGTAAATCGTAAAGAAATTCCAAATCTATTATTATCTGGCACAGCTGGTGTCGGTAAAACTACAATAGCAAAAGCTTTATGTGAAGAAGTTGGTTGTGATTATCTTGTCATCAATGGTTCTGATGATAGAGGTATTGCAACAATGCAAACTACCGTAAAGAACTATGCTACTTCAATCAGTTTATCTGGTGGTAGAAAAGTTATCATTCTTGATGAGGCAGATAACATTACACCAGATGCACAAAAAGCATTAAGAGGTATGATGGAGGCAGTTGCTATCAATTGCTCATTCATCTTTACTTGTAATTTCAAAAATAGAATCATTGATGCAATTCATTCAAGATGTTCAGTTATTGACTTTAAAATCAATGGTGCCAAAGCAAAGATGGCAGCTTCATTCTTTAAAAGAGTTGAATGGATTCTTGAGAAAGAGAATGTCACATATGATAAAGAAGTTGTTGCAGCTGTTATCACAAAACACTTTCCAGATAATCGTAGAATACTAAATGAACTACAACGATATGCCATAACAGGTACCATCGATAAAGGAATTCTATCTAACGTATCTGATATTCAAATTGAAGCATTAGTCAAAGCACTCAAAGAAAAAGACTTTTCCGCTTGTCGTAAATGGGTTACAAACAATCTAGACAATGACCCAGCTAAACTATTCCGTAAGTTATATGATGCATTATTTGAATCACTAAAACCAAATGGTATTGCACAGTTGGTAATCATTCTTGCTAGATATCAGTATCAATCAGCGTTTGTTGCTGACCAAGAAATCAATACTATAGCTTGTTTAACTGAAATCATGGTAGATTGTGAATTCAAATAATGGCAGATTTATTTAAAGAAGTCATTCCATCTATACTTCAAACAAAAAGGTCAGTATTGCATGATGAGGTGGATGTAAAGAAGTATGATGCCTATATTGTGAACCGAGCGTTGTCCTATCACATGGATTGTGTTCCCTATGCTAATGAGATAAATAAGAATTCTAGTTTGGATAATGATATGCAATATCAATATTATCTAAATACCATAAGACCTATGAAACGAAAATTTCAACCGTGGCAGAAATTAGAGGTCAATAAGGATATAGAATCAATCAAGCAGTATTTTGGTTACTCAAATGAAAAAGCCAAAGAAGCTTTAAGA